CGAGCAGCAGCGATCACCTTGGTGTCGATGTTGCGGCTGCCGGTGATGATCTTGGTCTGCTTCGGCGTCCGGTTGTCCGTCAGGATCTGGTCCAGGCGAACCAGGTCTTCATAGTCGACCACGCTGGGTGTAGCGCCCTCGCCGGTGACTTCGCCGTTCGAGGTTGCGGCACCAGCATAGACCGTCACGCCGGGAGCGGCGAGCAAGTCCTTCTGGAGGACGGCCTCGGTCAGCTGGACAGCACCGTTCATCAGCTCGGTCGACAGGTGATCCATCAGCTCTTCGTCGCTGTCGAAGTCGAGCGCTTCCTGCGTGAATTCGTGGAAGAAACCGAACTTGGCGATCGAGCCTTCGCGGGTGATACGGGTAAAGCCGACGCGGTTCACGCGGCCGCCGTTTTCGCCCAGGACGGGGAGCTTCGCAGTGATCGTGCCGACGTCACGGCTCGAACCGTAGAGGTTACCATCGGCAATCGTGGCGCCCGAGGCATCGAGGCCCTGGTCGTTCACGTTGCGGTCGTCGAGCAGGGGAACATATTCGAAGACCTTGATGGTCTTGCCGAAGTGCTTCGGCATGTTCTGCACGGAAGCGAGCGGCATGAAATACTGCTCCTTGCGTGCCTGCACGATTGCCTTCTTCAGGTAGAAGAAGGTGTTCATCTGGCCCGACTGGCTGCCGTCGCCGTCGATGGTGGAGGGAGTGCCCGACCCAGGGGCGTTATAGTTCAACATTTATCGTCTTCCTCAAATCCGACCTTCGAATTGTTTCAGAAACTCCTCGTCGGACAGTGCCAACGGGTTCACGAGCTTCTGAGCTCTCTTGGGAGTGTCCTGCGTAGGAGATGCCGCACTCGCCTTTTCCCCGTTCGTGACCTTGGGCTTCGGCGTTGCCACCTTCTCGGCGATCTTCGTCCGCCCGGGCTGAGCCGCGGGTTGGGTCGCATCAGGCTGAGCGGTTGCACCACCACCATTGGCACGAGCCATTTCGTGACCAACGGCGTTGTACGCCTCAAGGAACGGGGTATTGGGTTGGATCTTGCCCAGTGTCTTCTGCCGATCCACCTCTGCAGCGATCAGGTCGAATACGCCTGACTCACGCTGCTGGTGGAGTACCGGTAGAACTTCCGGAGTGGACCACAGCACTTCCTTGCTGGCCTGATCCCAAGACGTCTGGATGAGTTGGACGAGTTCTTTGCCGGACTCGGTGGAGTTGACCTCCCGGAGAGTCTCGGTGAACCGTGCCTCTTCATCAGTCACCTTGTGACTGCCTTCAAGGTAGTTTGGTTCGGACTCGGTATCGATGTCCATCGGATCGATACCGGCGTCCTTGATGAGCTTCTTGATCGCTTCAGGGTTCTTCTTATCCAAGTCGATCAGATAAGAAAGCTTGCCCTCGTCAAGCAGCTCATTGTTCTCGAGCATCAATAGCACCTTGCGGTGCGGTTGTATATCCTGAAGCTTACGGGTGTAGTTCGCACCCATCTGCATCAGCTGGATCGCCTCGGCGGGGTCCTTCAGCTCGATCATTTTCCCGTTCGCTTTGAACGGGGTCATGATCTGCTTGTAGAACGCCTCGTAGTCCGGGGCTTCTTCCTTGCTTTCCTCGACAGTCTCCGGCTTCTCTTCCGGAGTGTCGGGCTTCTTCTTCGGCTCCTCGCCCTCAGCGGGGGTTGCCGCAGCTCCCTCTTCTTCCGTTTCGCCGGAGGTAGAGGTTTCTTCGGTTTCCCCGCCTTCTTCGCCGGTTTCCTCGGCGTTTCCCGGCTCCTCCTCGGAACCGGTCTCGGGAGTTTCCTCCTCGGCTTCGGTGACCTTCGGGGTTGCCGGTTCTTCCTCTTCCTCGGGCGTGTCTTCGGACGGGGTGATTGCACCACCCTCGTCCTCGACCGCGTCACCCATCTCGGAGGGGCTGTTCATGTTCAGAAAGTCGTCGTCCGACATTCCGAGGGGGTTGGCGCCGCTCATTATGCAGCACCTTCGTCGTCGGCTTCCTCAGCCCGGGCAACATCGAGCTCTGCCTCGATGTCGGCCAGCTGGTTTTCAGCCTGTTTGCCCATCTGGCAGGTGATCGACAGGAAGCGGCGAATGTGGCCGGCAGCCTGGGCCATATGCATGGCGTTCTCGCGGTCTTCCTTCGAGAGAGCGGGATCGGCCGACATCTGTGCATAGCGAGCGCATTCGTCGCGGCAGAAGCCTTCCAGGATGAGCTTCCGGAAGTCCCGGTTGTTGTTGAGCCGGAGGGCCATATCCCGGAACTTCATCACTTCCTTGGCCTGTTCGATCTGGTTTTCCAGTTGTTCGACGTCGTTCATTTTTCAGTTTCCGTGGTCTGGGTTTCAGTTGATGAGGGAAGATGATTGGTTATTCTGAGCCAGTAAGGATCAGAGTCCGCTCGACGGTCCCTCGCCACGTCGATCGGAAAATTCGGTGAAGCCAACGGCCGCTTCGATGTCGGGAGCCTGCTTCTCGGGATCCCGTTCCTTCGTCAGCGCCTTGGTGATCTCGAGGTCCTGGTTCCCGCGGGCCTGGGCCTTGGTCTGCTCCATGTCTCGGACATGCTTGGTCCCGCTCTCCTGTTCGAGGAAGTCGAGGTCCTTGATGTCCCGCTCGGCCATATCCCGGGCAGCAGCAGCCTTGTTCTTCAGGATCTCGGAGTCGATTTTCTCGATCTCCTTCTCAGCCTTTCTGGCTTCGAGTTCCTGCATCCGCTTATCGTGTTCACTGACTTCCGGTTGGAAGTTGCGGATCCGCTGAGCCAGCTCAGGCATACGCTTCAGTTCTGCGATCTCGGCGAGAATGAGCTTCGTCATCTCGAGGCCCATGTTCGGACCAACGGTCTGCAGCATGAATGCGAGGTCGGAAGCCTTCTGGCTGTCCACCTCAGCGGTGGAGATGTCGACTTCGAGGTCGAAGTCTCCGGCCAGCTCTTCACGAGCGACAGAGACGAACTCTTCGTTCGACACACGAACAATCTCTTCCTCCGAGAGGAAGACGGCGTTCATGGCGATGATCTTGCGGCCGACTTCGATGATGGCCTTTGCCAGTCGGCGGAGGATTGCCATCTCGCGCTTCGATGCAGCGTCGAGGACCCCACGAATGCCGGCAGCAACCTCGCCGTAAGCTTCGCCCGACATACCGCCAGAGAAGCTCTTCACACCGGTGAGGGCCTCAGCATCCTGGTTTTGGATCCCGAGCATGGCGAGCGCCGACTGCGGGAGCTCAGGGTACTTGTGCTGGATGTGGTTGTTTTGCGGGTTCTGGTTCGGGTTGAACTCGTAGTCCTGACCACTCTCGAACCGGCGACGGTTGAGCGGATCGAGCATGCCCTTGGCAAAGCCCTGCTGCGAGTTGGCCGACCGACCCAGAAGATCGATCATACCACGGGTCAGAGCGCCGAGGATTGCCTGGTTGTCTTCCAGCAGTTCGGCGTCAGGCTCGCCATAGAGCTCACGCTTAACCGGCAGGTAGGTGCTGATGACGATCGGGAGTTTGCCGTCCGGGAACGGGTTCTCCTCCATCCGAACCAGCGTGTCACCGATCCAGGTGGCTACGATCGGGACCAGCTCACCTGTGCCGTGGATGTCGTAGAAGCCCCAGTATTCGTGAGCGACTACCTTCTTGCGGGCAGCGTCCTTAAACTGGTGGTTATCCGGAGTTGAGGTAGCATGGTCCTGGGAAGTGTTCGGGCCGTTGCCTTCCCAGTTGACCTTGTCGAGGTTCTTGTACCGGCCCTGTTTCTGCAACTCGGACTTGTTCGTCTCGAAGCTGAAGATTGCGTACAGAGCCTTGTTCAGGTCCCCGCCACATGACGGGTCGATCTGGACATTCTGCGGGTTGAAGACCTTCAGATCGGGGCGGTTCTCGATGACCTCCTCGACCTCGATGGTTTCTTCACCCTCCATCACTGCAACGACGGGAACCTGGTTTTCTTCCAGGTAATCGACGGCAGCCTTCAGAGCGTCGTCGACTGTCTCATCGTATTCACGAGGGTTTTCGCCCTTGAGATCGAACGCTGCTTCGAGTGCCTGCAGCT